ATGAAGAAGAGCACGATGCTTATCGTTCTGGCCGCCGGTGCAGCATGCGCGGCCAACGCAGCACAAGACACCATGGAGCACGCCGATGCACGCTCCATCCCGACATCACAGATCGGGTCACTCAACCATGTCTACTACAACATCGCCACCGGCGAAACCATCATCTCCAATGTCGAGCATGGTCAAACCGTGGCCGCCGACACAGGCAGCAGCGAACTCATCTGGTCTGTCAACATGGGCGTCCATCAATGCGAGGGCATCAACGGCCACACCGGGATCTCCGCGATCGGGCTCGGAGACGATCTCGACGGCACCGCTCCTTGGGCAGTGGGAGGCACCTGGGTTTCGCCGGGCGACATCGCCAGCGACACCGTGGTCGACTGCGTTGGTTTTAACTATTGGTCAGCACACCAAGACATCGACCTCGACAGCGACGGCAACGCCGACGGCGTCCCCGGCTTCGGCATCGTCCTCGACTGGTGGGACGCGGACAACGGGTTTAGTTCCAATGTCAGCACCCGTCTACCACTGATCCAACTCACCTTCGGCACGCTCCCGGGCGGACTTGACCTCGAACCCGATGTGTTCGCCGGCTATCAGTTCACGGTGGACCTCACCGCTGAAAATTTGGGCGAATCGCTCGTCATGGAAATCGGCGACTCCGACGGCGATACACAGGGTGCTGCCGTATCCAACGGGAACAACGGCGACTACCCAATCGGCGAACTCGGCCACGACTTCGACCTCGACGGCAATGACGACGCCGACATCGATGGCGACGGGCTCTTCGACTGGACCCGAGGCATCCGATTCATCCAGCCAGGCACCTTCGACTTCGATGGTGACGGTATCATCGATGGCGATATCGCCGCTCAGGCCGACACCGCCATCGGTATGGGCAAGCCCGCCGGCCACACCCTCGTTCAAGACGACGAAGGCATCTGGGGATGGGACATCGATTTCGATGCACCCGCAGTCGCCACCGGCGCAGAAGTCTACACCCCAATCATGCTCCCACCGGACCCGATCACCGGGGAAATCATCCATTCCGGGTTCGTAACCAACTTCGCGGGCTTCGATGATGAAGGATTCATCAACCCACCGAGCTGCGCTGAGGGCCTCGGGTTTATCCCAACGGCCACCATCGCCCACTCGCTCTACACCCCGGGCGATGTGGACCCATGCCCCGCCGACCTCGATGGCAGCGGCACGCTCGACTTCTTCGATGTCTCCGAGTTCCTCGATCAGTTCGGGTCCGGCGCTGATTACAACGGCGACGGCGTCACCGACTTCTTCGATGTCTCCGACTTCCTCGACGCATTCGGTATCGGTTGCCCATAACCCGGGAATAGACAAGCAATAGACACCGATAACCGTCGCAAGAAATCAAAAACATGATCGTATATTCATTCCCGAGAACCACGATCTCATGTTAGAATACACCCATAGTGCCCGCGAAAGCAGGCACTATGGATTCGAGCACGGAACCCACTGTTAAAACTGAAGAGGATTAGACCATGAACCAACACATCGCACTCGTTCTCCTTGCCGCCGGCACCGCAAGCGTCGCCCATGCCGCCGATGAACTCCCTGAACAACTCCAGCATGCTGAGCACGCCCAAGGGCGTCTGATCGCTCCGTCGCAGCTCGGCCCTGTCAAGCATGTCTACTACCATGTCGGCACCGGCGAGACCATCATCTCATCGGTCAAGCAAGGCCAGACCGTCGCCGCCGACACCGGCAGCAGCGAGCTCATCTGGTCTGTCAACCTCCTCACCCACCAGTGCGATGGCATCAACGGCTACAGCGGGATCTCCGCGATCGGGCTCGGCGACGACATCGACGGAACCGATCCATGGGATGTGGGGGGCACATGGCAGTCGATGGGCGATATCGCGCCCGACACCGTTGTTGACTGCATCGGCTTCAACTACTGGACCGCGCACGCCGATGTGGACAACGACAACGACGGCAACGGCGACGGCATCCCCGGCTTCGGTGTCGTCCTCGACTGGTGGGATTCTGACAACGGCCTCGGCACAAGCCACTGCACCCGCCTTCCCCTCATCCAGATCACCCTCGGCGGACTCGAAGGCGGGATCGATACAGAACCCGGGTTCTACGCTGGCTTCCTCTATACCGTGGACCTCTCCGCAGATAATCTCGGCGTGGACCTCACCATGGAGATCGGCGACTCCGACGACGATCCACAGGGCGCCGCCGTCTACAACAGTGGCGTCGGCGAACTCGGGAATGATTATGACCTCGACGGCAACGACGACGCCGACATCGACGGCGACGGGCTCTTCGACTGGACCCGAGGCATGCGCTTCATCCAGCCGGGCACCTACGACTTCGACGGCGACGGCATCCTCGACGGCGATATCGCCGACCAAGCCGACACCTCCATCGGCATGGGCAAACCCGCAGGCTACACGCTGGTCCAAGACGACGAAGGCGTCTGGAACTGGGACATCGACCTCGGCGCTCCCGCAGTCGCCACCGGTGTCCGCTCGTACACCAGCGTGTTCCTCCCACCAGATCCCGTCACCGGCGCGATCATCCATTCCGGATTCATCTTCAACTTCGCGGGCTTTGCTGACGGCGTCCCCTTGGTCGCCAGCTGTGACGAGGGCGCATTCGTGCCCGCAGCCGTCATCGCACACGATCTCTACGGGCCAATCGGCTTCATCTGCGAACCGTGGGATTACAACTGCGACGGCCTGACCGATTTCTTCGATGTCTCCGACTTCCTCGATGACTTTGCCAACGGAGCCGACTACAACGGCGACGGCTCATCCGACTTCTTCGACGTCTCCGACTTCCTCGATGACTTCACCCTCGGAGCCCCCTAAACCTATCCACACCACATAATCTCCCTTCGAACGAAGACCCTCGCCAAGCAATCGCTCGCCGAGGGTCTTTTCAATACAGATACTCAACACATAGCAATTTAACAGAAGATACACTCTGATAAGTTCCCGCACGACAAGGACTTATAAAAGTGTGTCAAAAACGCTCATAGTTTGACAGGCTCATTCTTTCTCGCTATTCTGCCGAAGAATGATAAAGGGAGCCGCCTGTATGTAGCAGACGACTCCCGATAGGCCAGCGGCATTAGGCGTGCCCTGACCCGTGGACCCCAGTGCGTATATCACCGGAGCCGTCATGATGGTAGCATTAAATCAACTCGCTTGCATAGATCAAAATCGATCTAGCGGCGATTTTTCTGCGCCTCATACCCCCAGTGCCACTGAGCCCACGAGACCGCATCTCCGGTAGACCGACCCTCGCCGGAGGTGTGGTTTTTCGCTATGTCGATGAGATTTCGGCAGAGGTACTTCGTGGATATTGACACCAAGAGGTTCGGCATCGATCCAGCAGTAGGAGGGGCAGCCATGCTTCTCCAAGCACAGGTCGCCCAGTCGAGCACAAAAGTTGATGAGAACACCGGTGAAGCCCAAACGATGGTCGAGTTGATCTGGCTCGGCGGTTCTCAGTACTACTTCATCCAGCCCAGCGACACACTCGCCCAACAGCCAGTCGGAACCAAGCTCCTGCTGGCCGCCAAGCAGAAGAAGGGCAAGAACGGATTCTACAACGATCGGGACACACCACCGACCGTCGTCCTGATCAATGGGAAGGCGGCATGAAACGAGTAGAAGCAAGGGTGCCAGACTCGATGAGTGCCAACCTAAAACGGCTGGCCAACGACTCAGGCATGACCCTCAATCAATACATGCTTTGCGCTCTCGGCTTGGCCGAAGAGTGCGGACTCCGCTTCTGCACAAAGCACGAGCTGACACCTGAATCATACCAGAAGGTTCAGCCTCTCTTCGAGGACGAAGAAGAGCACGACTCAATGAACAACACGGAAAGGAGCCAACTCAAACAAACAAGCATCTAAACCACAGTCCCTTGATTCAAGAGACGGGATCAAGGGCTTTCTTTATGGATCGTGATAGTACCGAATGTATCACGCGCCCACTCGACGACCTCGGCGCGATAGATCACCAATGCAACATTGGCACCGATGCATAAAACCACGATGAGCAGCTTCAAGAAGTTTTTACGCTTCTGTCTACGGGCATGCTCACGCGCCAACCTTTCGTCAATTCTCGATTTCCCCATACCCAAGTTTAAGGAATATGCCTTATGAAATCAACGCAAACCCAAAGTGACTGGCCGCCACACAACTTTGTGTCGGACTACCCGCATGATTTCACTATTGACGAACTCCGCACCATGATCGAGGACGAAAACGAGCAGCGCCGCAACCAAGTAGAGCAAACACGCCTCATATCCGAGTCTAAGAAGCACACGCCCGGATACTCCAACACGCCGCATCTACCAACTCAACTCGGCCGCTCGAAGGACGCGGGCTCCGGCGTTCACGCCGGAGCCGCGTCCTCGCGGTTTGAACCCAGCCCCCCGACAGTATTACGGGGGGCAAACTCACATGAGCTGACCGATGTATCCATCGACTGGCTCAGGATGAGCGGCCCCCGATCCCAAGTCTGGGAAGCTCTGCGCATGCTCAAAGGCTACTACGGCCCGACCGAGCAAGGCCCCGGCCGCTTCTTCCTCAACACCGGCCAGCACTGGGCAGAAGGCGGCGTGTTCTACGACGAAGACAAGACATTCAACAAACGCCACTGCCTGGTCGAACTCCCCGGCAAGATGATCGCCGAGCTCGAACACCATCAGGTGCGCCAAGTCATGCACAACCTCGCGTCTATGGGCTTCAAGACAGTCCGGTGCGATGTCGCCCTCGACTTCTTTACGCGCCCTGATCTCATCAACACCATCAACCAGTCATGCCTCGACGGTGAACTGTGCCGGTCAAAGACTTTTCAGTACATCGAGCAACGCAACCAAGACGGGCTGACGGGTCACGGCATCAACATCGGCAAGCGCGGCAAGATGGGCTCAGGCCGCTACCTGCGCGTCTACGACAAGGGCCTAGAGACACAAACACAGAATCCCGGAGACTGGATTCGTTGGGAGGTCGAGCTATCCGATGATTGCGCTCAACAGTTCGCCCTGCAGTACATCACACAGGAGAACACCATTGAAACATGCATTAGTCATGCTCTTTGGGTCGTTGAGTTCCGCGAAAAGAATGGCCAGAAAATGCTTTCCCGTCGTCCGCTCGCTCAATGGTTCAAAGAGCTTACGGAGGATGTCAGACCAGAGCGTGTACGAGCAGTTCGTACGAAATCGACCGTCGAATCTTACACCCGGTGGATCCGAACAGCCGTCGTTCCCAAGCTCACCACGATCGCCGCCGCCACCCGATCCACGGTGGGAGGGGTGATGAGTCATCTGACCGGCCAGGTCGATCCACAGCTCGACCATCTCCAATGCCCCAAGGTGCGCACCGTCGCCCTCTCCATGGGCGCTGACGCGCACCAACTTCGTCCCAATGTCCAAAGGGGAAAAGCACGATGCTGATCCTCCTCGGATTTTTCGCTAGCGGTATCGGTGTCGGTATCGCTTTACGCCTCGCGTGTGTATTGCTCGGCTCGACAATGCAGTTTATCAACACGCTCATCAGAGCCATATAGGAGATATCCATATGGATATTCGGAACATCGGGGGCAACATGATTGCCCATCTCAAGACCAAGGCCACGACTGCAGTGATTGCGGGCACCATGGCTGTTGCGACTTTCGGGGCATCCGCCGACGAACTCCCGCCACAACAGCCAGCAGGGGACTCAGCGGCACTTGGTGAAATCTTCATCCCCATCGACTTCACGTCGATTGCAACAGCCGTTGCAACTGCCGGAGCCACCATGATTGGCCTGCTCGCCATCTACCAGATCGGCTTCAAGCTGGTCCGGAAGTTCATCAGCCGCGCCGGTCGAATGGTTTAAAGCCAACAGCGGGGGGGTTGAAAAACCTCTCCCTGTTTTATGATTATGCAACTCTCAGGCGGGGGCACAGGCTCCACCACACCATCAACAGGCGGCTGGACAACCGGCACGGTACAAGAGGTCGTGAACCTTTTACGAGCCGTCAAGCTCAATCAGGATCAGCTCGTGCTCGACTCAGCTGAACTCATCGCAATCAACGCGAAGGGCGTTCTTGCGCTCCATCTCATCGTACTCATACTGGGCATTTATCTTGGATACCTGATCAGCCATTACTTCATCCCATCACCAAGAGAGCTTTTTACATCATGAGAAAATCAGTAGTCACCATATTGATCATCGCATCATACAACGCTCATGCACAAGACTTGTGCGGATTTTCTGACGAGTACGATTCCAGACCCGGAAACCCTCGATTCAATCCGTTGCATCCGCTCTATGATTATGATGGTGACGGAATCGAAAATATCGACGATGACGATATCGACGGCGACGGTCGGCCAAACGGCTGTGATCCAGAGTATTCGCCACCACCCATCACAGAATTTAATGATGATATCTATTTCCCCTGGGAAGATGCGCAAGAGGGCGGATCATTACCACAACCTGATTGCTATGGCATGGGACCCCAATGCGATACTGATGGAGATGGACAACCAAACGGCATCGATCAAGATGACGACAACGACGGCGTAGACGATATCAATGATCGAGATCATCCATCGTACAACCCACTGCATCCATCGTCAGACCCCGACTGTGACGGCGTACCGAATTACCTAGACGATGACGATGATGGTGATGGCTGCAATGATGATGTAGACCCAGTCCCATGTGATCCATCAGTAAGCGGAGAAGATTGCGGAGATCCCGACCCAGACCCCGATCCTGATCCTGACCCAGACCCTGACCCAGACCCCGATCCTGATCCTGATCCCGAGCCACCAACGAACGATCCGATCGAGGACGATCCACCGCCAGACCTACCAGACCCACCCATCATCAACCCGCCAGAGGACGACCCCGAGCCACCAGATCCAGAACCACCCGTACCGCCAAGCCCCGGCGACGATACGCTGTGCTGCATCGCCATCACACAACGCCTCGACATACTCATCCAGTATGCCGAGGATGAATCTGTGCTCAGTCGCAACCGCAACCAGCATCTAGACAACATCACCGATCAACTCGCAGGTCTCTACAACGGCCTGATCGGCGATGATCATTCAGCATTCAACACGCTCAACCGAGCAGTGTATCGAATCGATGCGTATACACAGGGAATCTACAACCTCAACGTCACCGATCTCGAGTACCAACACGATCAGACATGGTACTTGGAGCAAATCTATCGGCAAGGATTCATGGATGATCTAAAACCTGATCCCAACACAACCGACCCAGGCACTTATCAGTTGTCAGACCCATCGCAGGCGATTCAGAGACTCGTCCCGGGCCATATCACCGCATCCAACGAGGCCCAGCAAACCTTCAGACCGCTTGACATGACCGAGTTCACAGACGAACAGGAAGCGCCTGTGTGGACTTTCGATATGAGCTTTGTAGCGCCCTTCAACATCTCCATGCAGCCGATCCAGATCGACTTCCAACCCTTCACAACAGTCCGAACGCTCATCCGTGGAACGCTGCTCGTCCTCGTGTCATTGAACGCCATACTCATCGTGTGGGGGGAGTTGAAGAAGCAATGAATTTCATTTTTGGATGGTTCCAACAGCTTTACGATTTCATCATCTTCGGCCCATGGTCGCTTGTACTTGATTTCATGGACTGGATGATCCAGCTCATCACGGTACGCCTGCCCCAGGCAATCTGGCTCATGATGCCAACAGGGTTAGCTGATTATCTCCAATCATTCGACCTGACACCGCTCCAAGACATCGTCGGCCCAGTGACTTGGTTCTTTCCGATCTGGACAATCATGGTTCTCTATGCAACCGCCTACAGCTTCGCGGCCGCTATCCGTCTCGTTCGATTCATCATCGGATTCCTACCAACCATCGAGGGATAATGGGCAAGCAATCAGGCATCACCAGAATGCAGTACGGCCTCGAAATCATCGAAGGCCTCATGGGTGCGGGTAAATCCTACTACGCCGTACGCCGAATCTGCAAGATCATCGAGGAAGAACGCCGCCCGGTGTTTACCAACCTACCCCTACGCTGGCCGGTTATGCGCAAGTACCTCCGCAACCGTGGGGGGGAAGAACTCGCCTCGCTCATCCACCCACTCAAAGAACAACACTGGCGAAACTTCCTCCAACGCCAGCACATGTACGCCCAGTTCCGCGAGCAGCGTTCAGGACGATCCCCAGGGCAACTTGATATCGACCAGCTCAACGAGCTCGCGGCCGCCACCGGGAAAACACACGACCAACTCAAACGCCAGACCAAGATCCAATCCTCGCAAATGTCCCGATGGTTCCAGCATGTCTACGGCGAGGACACCTTCGAGGGCAAGGAAGCCGACTCCATCCCCCTCGGCTCGCTCATCGTCATCGACGAAGTCCAGCACTGGCACCCGATGCTCCGTCAGTCCAAGGACGAAGTCAGCGAACACCTCCAAGCCTACCTCACGATGTGCCGCCACCATCTCCATTGGATCTGGGTCATCACCCAAGACCGAACGCGCATCAACATCCTGTTCCGCAACCTCACCTCTAGCGTCTGGCGGGTCTGGGATCGCGGCGAGGATCGGCTCGCGTGGGGCATCCGCTTCAAGCACCTCGGGCTCCGTGGGATGGGCTACGAACGCTACACCCGCGACCAGCTCGAACAGCGAGACCGTGAAAACATCCGACCAAGTGAATCATTCACCATCATCCCACAACTCCCCATCAATCGCGTCTACTACCGCCTCTACGACTCGTTCACCAATGTCGGGAGCAAACGCCAGATCAAGAAGCTCATCGAGCAGACCAGGCAAAACGCGGGGCTCACCGCCGACGGCACAACCCAGAAGGAAATCCAGCAACGGGAGCAAGAAGAAATGAACGCCACCAAGAAACCATCACTCATCAAACGACTCATCAGAAGAGGCATCCGAACAAGCGTACTCGTCACACTGCTGACCATCGCATTTGCCATCGGTGCCAACATCAACCCGAGATCAACGGAGGAAACCATTGCGCAGATCGAACCAGAACAACAGCCCATCCAATGGCCGAGCTTCAACGGGCTCACCAGCAAACGCCCACTCTTCAACGGCCACGCTCTCGAAGTGGGGGAGGACATCGTCGATGGTGCCACGCTCGCCTACTACGATCGTGATGCAAGGGCTTGCGTTGTCATTGCTCGCGATGGCTACTGGCTGTGGTACTATGGCCAAACCCAGCCAGAGCCCGTCGGAACTGTTCAAACAATCCGAGCAGCATATTCTCGAATGGTCGAAGCCGAGGGAGCAAGTGCAGCCGTCGAGAATGATCGAGCAGCAGGTGGCCCAGCCCTGGAACTTGGGGACGGTTAGCATCGCCGTCGACCAAGCGGAACTCACCCAAGTCATGCGCATGGTCGCCTACGAGATCGAAGTCTCGATCTCCATCCCCGAACTCGACGACCTGTATCTGGTCACCGCGGATTACAACGACAAGCCCGCCCAAACAGTCATCGAAGACCTCGCCAAACGCGCCGGGCTCGTCGCCGAGTATGACGGCGAGATCATCACCTTCGTCACACAGGACAACGCGCTCAAAGACTTCGTTGTCGTCCGTGCCGGCTACGCCCAGACCCAAGAAGTCGTCAAGACCATGAAGAATATGCTCGGGCAGAAAGCAACCGTCGACCAGATCGACGACCGTATCATCATCTCCGGCGACAACCGAGTCCTCCAGCAGGCCACCAAGCTCGCCCAGCACTTCGAGACCGGCAACGACGGCTGGTTGCTCGATGTCCGCGTGGTGAGCATCACCGAGACATTCAAGCGTGAACTCGGCGTAGATTGGAACATCGAAGCCAATGTAGGCCTGAACACCACCGGCTCGGGTGTGCTCACCAACGCCGATCTGATCGTCAACGCCATCGGCAAGGCCGTAGACACCGGCACCAACGCCAGCCTCCTGCAGACCGCCACGCTCTATGTCCTCGAAGGCTCGACCTCAACGATCAATCAGGGCCAGCGTGTGCCCGTACCCAGATTCAGTACAAGCCCAGAGGGCACCACAACGACCGTAGGCTACGACTACATCACTGCCGGGTTCTCACTCGAAGCGGGCGCCAAGCGTGTCCCAACGGGCGCCCAGCTCAATCTCAGGCCCAAGATATCCAGCGTCCTCGGATTCGTTCGCGAAGCACCAATCACGCAAGAATCCACTGTCGATCTCACTGTTATTGTCGAGTCCGGCGATTGGCTTGTGATCAGCGGACTTGAAGCATCACGAGCATCCGACGAAGTCAAGAATATACCCGGCTTACCAACACCGATATTTGGATCAAAAACCAAAAACTCAGACACAAGAGCACTTCTCATTCTGGTGCATGCAACACGCACCTATACTTCACAGAACAGCAAGTAGTAATCGGATACGAAAAATTCAACAAACAGCCATTATGCGAAATTGAACACAAGCAGACACTAATATGAAAACTGATGAATCAAATACAAAACTAGACATCATATCGCAAACCACAGAGACACACATATTGAGCATTCTGTCCGAGAATATCCGCGAAGCACTACACTCCTACCGCACTCTAAGAATGATTTTTTACGACAATAAAAAGGACATACCTTACACAACAAATCTTTTTAGTCCAGAGACCGTTCTAGTTTTCCACAGAGCCTTGTTCTCTTCAGTGATCATTTCCATAGGTCGCTTAATGGATAAAAGAACAAACTCAATCTCAATACCCAATGCCATCAAGATTCTGGAAAAATATCAGCCAAATGATCAGCATAAACAGGATATCTGGAAATACAACTTGTCAAATTGGTTTTTCGATTATTCAAAGAACGAACTCACCCTCAGAGAACCAACCAAAACGGAACAAGACCAAACTCTCTCAGATTATCTAGATGGCAAGCCAAAACTTATCGAATCCTATAAAAAACTCATAGAGCTAAACAAACCTATGATCAAATGGAGAAATAATGCAATAGCACACTCAGACCAGAAGCACGCAACTTCACCTGAAATTCTAGAAGCTATACCAAGGGAATCCATCGAAAATTTTCTCCAGCATGCGAAACACTTGATAGAAGAACTGTGCGGCAAACTCTACCAAGGAAGCCCGGATACTTCAGAAACATTCGCACAAGTGGCGTCACAAGAAATCATCGACTACGCATACAAATCACAGTTAGGTGATACAATAGCTCATTACATAGAACACCACAGCCCCGATCAAGATCAAGACAGAGAAATTTTTGTCCAAGGCATTCATTCCTCGTGGACAAATGAAGCTGGAAGCGAGCTAGTAAAAAGAGTCCTCAAAAAACGCGAGGAGATAAAAAATATAATCCTACAAGACAATGAAATTGTGACCAGTCATTGCATAAATCATCATCATCTAAAATAA